CGTCTAAAGCATATGTAGTAGCTTGATAACTCTCACTATAATCAAAGCCCCACTTAATAGCTACTGATTGATTAGTACCCCCAATCAATACCCAACCAATCTTCTTTAGTAACTTAAGATTTGTAGACGCATCAAAGTCAAAGTAGTTAGTATAATATGCAAGACGATAACTAGAAGTATTATCAGCATAGCCAAAATACTTACCGATATATCCCGGCTTACCTAAGTATAAGTCTCTAGCTTGTGTTACAAAGAATGACTTAGGTTCAATACTGTCCCACACCGTAACTCTCATAGAACCATCTTGCAGTGCAGCACGAGTATCAAAACAATATACAAACTTCGTTGTAGGAAGCGTTAATAAATATATAGCATCTCTTTCATAGTAGATGCTTTTAATCTTAGTTAAGTCTGTTTCAGATGCTACAGCAGCCATTAGTTCATCACGCACATTCTTAGAGATGTCTCGCATTGGCATAGACTTCTCTTGAATGATTCGCTGTAAACTACGAACTCCTGAGTCAGATAAAAACAACACATCTGTTGCAATGTTCTGTACTGAATCTCTAGCAATACATCCTACATTATAGATAACTTCAATAAGAGTTAATGCTCCTGTGTCTAAAGGATTACCATAGATTGCTATGTTCTTACGACCAAAGAATATAATATATCCGTTATGTGCTGCAGCAGCGACTACAGGATCACCGTTAGGTAGTACTTCTTGTAGGTTTAAATACCCAGCAGACCCATTTAAGAAGTCTGTACCAGCTAGTAAGTCGCTGAAATAGACAGTCTGAGTATCTCCTGAGATACCACCACACCATATTCTACCGTAAGCTGAGAGTACCCAGCTAGGCATGAATGTTGCTGTGCTATGATTAGAAGGTAACTTAGCGTCATCTCCAACTCTTTGAAATCCAAATGTACCACTATCGTGCGAACTAAAAGGATTACCAGAAATAGGTAACTCATGATACACTAGCATAGGGTGTGCTGCTTGTGCTAAATACACATGAGCTTGGAAGTCTGTAACATCTCCATAAGACATTGCAGCACCCTGCCAGTTATTAGCTGTAATAGTATAAGTAGCGTCACCGCTGTTATCAGTGTTACGCACTGTCTTAGTAGTCATCGTAGTAGTTCCTACGAATAACTTATTATTACCAGCACTTAACACTTGATTACTACCACCATCTACTAATTCAAATATAAACTCTACTGCATTACCAGCACCTAAGTCAGTATTAACTGCAGAGTTTACTGTAGTCCATCCTCGTCTTGCACCGATACGACCATATTTATCAATCACACAGTTCTGTGCTTTTAGTGCATACCCAGAAGACAAAGTAATACTAGACTCTTGTAGATTGAGTCCATAAAACCCCGGTGCTGCTATCGACGATGTCTGTAGTTGACTAGCCATTAGACCCAGTTCCATTGAGATTCTTCAATATAGCGATTGGATTCTAATGAAATAGCATCGGATAAACTTTGACGATATAAAGCATAAGTCTCACCAGACTGTACACCGCCGTCTTCGCCACGCTCTGCTTGCGCCCTAGCTAATGCTCCTAAGATGACTGGCTCATCAGGCACTAGAAGTGTATCAGCATTAACTGCTAAAGGTACTTGTGGCTTGATAATGTTAAAGCGAAGGTTATAAGCACCATTTGGAATAGGAAACAAATCTACTTGGGTATCGCCGTTAGCGTTTGTACCATTAAAGTTATAGTACATTGGACTACCCTTTTGTGGAGTCGTCAACAAGAACTGTTGATCCATCCACACAGTAGGAGCATTTGTTACAAAGAAGTTATCAGTGTCGTTTAGTACATCAATTACACGAAAGCGTTGACCAGAACCTGTTAATACATAGTTAAATACATCGGCTGTTGTTGTGGCAGACAGTGTCTCTGATAAAGCATTCCAGTTATAGGAGTCCTCAACCATTCGCTTAGCATCATTAACATAACGAGCAATGAGCTTAACATAAGCGTTATCCGATACCGAGGAAGCCTCTGGCTCTCGTAAGCGAATAAGTACGTCATTAACAAGTTGAATATAGTTCATTGAAGCCATGTGCTATCCTATCATAGTTTGACTGTTTTGTCAAGTAAAATCTCAACAATCCCACTTCTTTAATGCCAAGGCTTTACGAGTAGGTCTACCCTTTTCATCCTTCATCGGACCCTTGACACCGCCCATCCTTGCACAGAAGCTCTTTCGCCTTCCAGCCGCTTTAGGCGACTTTGCAGCCGCTTTAGCAGAAACTGGAGGCTTGAGGTTAGCACCTTCTGTTCGCTTGAAGTAAGCCCTTCCTTTGGCGTTTAAACCACCTTCTGGGTTCTGATATGCTTTCTTTGGCATTATTTCTTCTTTTTAGCTGTTTTAGCAGATTCTTTGAAGTCCTGCGCCGAAGGTGCGCCTTTGCTGCCTACCTTACGCATCTTCTCGCCGGAACCCGCCTTAATACGACGGCGTTTAGCGGCGATATTGGCATAGAGTCCGGGTTTAGTAGCCACGCATTGCACCCATCTTCTTAGCTGGCTTAGATACTACCTTAGCACCAGTTTTCTGAGCGTACTGCTTAGCTTGCTTTTTACCCTTAGTTGTATAGGGGAACTTCTTCTCTTTGACGATTGGCATATTATTTCCTTTTCTTGGGTTTAGAAACTCCTGCTTGACGCAGGGAAATTGCTACTGCTTGCTTCTGAGGACGACCTTCTTTGACCATCTTAGAAATGTTCTTACTGATTGTCTTCTGAGACTTACCTTTAGCGAGTGGCATAATTATCCTTATGCAAAGTTTTGTACGGTACTGCGTTGTTCTAATTCTAGTGTTACAATACAGCTTGCATTCGTTGCACCAGTTTCAATTAATACACGAATCTCATCATGCTCGTCTAAGACTACATAAGCCTGTCCATCAATGCGTAAGAAGTTCTTAGAAGTTAAAGAGTAATCATATACTACAGCAATCTCTACATTCTCAGAAGCGTCGTACCAGAATGCTCTGAAGTTCTTAGCAGAGGCTGTGCCGTTGTAAGCATACAATAAAGTCCACTTAGCCATGTTCCTAGTTGGAACAGTAAACATTGTTGTTAATGTATTAGCAGTAAGATTCTTACCTACGGAATGTGGTCTGCTCATTTAAGTACCAGAGTTAATAAAGTTATAATAATAAACCCAGCAGTGCCGAGGAGAATCTGTTCTAGTCTTTTTAGTCTAGCGTGTATCTGTTCGTAGCGAACCTTACATACTTCTTCGTGGCTTAGGAGTTTTAATTCAGCTTCTGTCATGGTAATGTCCTTACATACTCCGCAGCATCCGTCATCACATTCCAAGTAAAGTTCATTTTGATTCCTTATTTAGATTCTAGGATTGCCACTCGTTTTCGGAGTGATTGAATTTCTGCAATTAAGTCAGCCATAACTTCAGAACTTGATGCTTGCATACTTTGATATTTTGGGTTTCCGTCTTTATCAATGGCATCTTTTTCACCGCTAACGCTGTTTGGATAAACTGTTTGAAATTCATGAGCCAAGAAACCTCTTGCTTGCTCATTACCTTCTTTCCATTGATAATCAATTGGTTTAAGAGCATCAATGCGTGAACCTTGTCCAGTTACATCACCAATAACAGTTTTTAATCGGTAATCAGATGTAGTGTTGTAAACGACTGCATTGGTTGTTGTAACCCGATTTACATTGCCAATGTTGCCGCCAGTAGAATTTAAAAACTGAATAAAAGTTGCGCCTGATTGATTGACAGAATCTTTTAAATTTAAAATATTAACTGCTGCACCACTTGCTGTAACAGAAGCAGCACCGCCAACAACATCTAATCTTGAAGCTGGGCTACTAGTACCAATCCCAACATTACCACTAGAGTCAATACGCATCCGTTCTGTCATTGTTCCACTAGTAAGCGTGGAAAACAAACCATAACCTTCATTACCGTTTGTGCCACGACCACCAGTTATTCTAAAGTTGGGATTCGCATTGGTATCTTGAAACTCAATAGAATTTTGGTTTGTATTATTATTTGCGTTTATACCGCCAATAGTAAGTTTTTGATTAAATGTAGTAGTACCAATAGCTAAATTACCACTTGCATCAATCCTCATCGACTCAACACCACCTTCTGTAAAGGCAATAGTGTCGGCTGCTGGGAAGAAGATACCTGTATTAGTGTCAGTACCTCGTATTGCAGGGGTAGCTGCTGTACCGTCTATGTCGGATACGCCGTCTGTTCCGCTGAGGATTAATGACATTATGCGACTCCTAACTGTTTTAACTGCTCAAGCGTAGTGGCTTGGTCAGCTAGTTGGGTAATATCTCTTAGCCGTTGTTTCTCAGCTACGATAGCAGTCGTATCAGCACCACTCTCTAAGGCTCTTTGAAACGCTACATCTTGAGCTTGCAATAAAGGTGTACGCTCTGCTCTTAGGCGGTCTTTAGTAATCGCTTTAGCTTTATCTAAGTTAATAGTAATCATTCTTGGTACTCCCATGCGTTACGGAATGTTCTATCTGAAGGAATATCGCTACCATCCACAATCTTGTATGGTTTGCCAGCAGGTACATCTTTAGCGGCAATCTGTTCAATGGTTAAACCACACTCAGGTGCAGGAGTAAGAACAACTACACCGCCATTATCGTTTGGGTAAATTATTAGTTGAGTCATTTATTTTTTCTTATCTGAAAATGGATATACAAAGAACATCAACATCGACAAGCGTGTCAACATCGTTATACGTTTTTACTCTAACATTAGTTGTTGATGTGTCTTGCCCAACTGGAGAAGTGTGTCCTGCATCGCCAGTTCCAGCTCGGTATCCAGTCATCCCAACCACGCTGTAGTTAGCATCCACCATAGCAGTAGTAAAGTTTATTGTGTAATCACCAGTACCGTTATCAGTAATAGAAGTTACATTACCACTAGCACGAATAGTACAAAATCCACCAGTATTAGTTGTTCCATTAAAGTTTACCCATGCACGACAGCCGTATGCTACTGCACTAGAACCATAGCCTGAGTTAAACGATAAATCACCACTAACAGACTGTGTACCAGTTACAGATGCCCCAGTAGAGGTAACACCTAAGACAGTAGTGCCGTTACTTTGTAATTGAATTATTCCACTTGTATCAGCAGACTGTACCAAGCCTGAACTGGTACTTGCATTTAATGTGACAGCCATTATGCTACTCCTTTAATTGCGTCAATCTGCTCTTGCAGTTTAGCAATTTGTTCTTCTTTTGTTGGCTGCGCAGCTAACCATTCTTGATACTGGGCTTGTGCTTGTGCTACTTCTTCAGCAGCCAGTTCAATAACTTTTTGCTCACCAGTCATAACATCCATCTCTATTCTGTTCATGGTTTACTCATAAAGTATGTTGATTGAGCCAGCATCAAATGTAATGGCTGCTGTCGATGTAATGCGAACTCTATCTAAAGTTGCGGATAAAGATTTTACTCCTGCCATTGAAACTGCATAATCAGTTGTTGATGAATCAGCGTAAAGTATTCCTTGTCCTACCCAAGTATTTGTTGAAGCATCAAGCAAACTAAAAACAGTTGAACCAGAAAATAATACACCTGAGTCCCAACCCGATTGAAAACCAAATCCTGAAGTTTGGGTTGCTGCTCCTGCCCCTGAAGTAGTAGAAGAACTTCCAGCAATAGAACTATAGCCCGTTGTTTCAACCCCGCCATTATCGCCAAGTTGTATTAAAGGACCAACAGTACTATTCCAAGAAACACCATTAAGATTAACTGTTACACGCTTTACCCAACTAGGTATGCTAGTAAAGTCAATAGAAGTACCACTCGTAGAAGCTACGGCAGTACCGCTAGTAATTGCACTACTCTGTCCAGTAACAAACAAAGTTCCCGATGTAGCTGGCAAATCCAATACAGTAGTACCAGCAACGGCTGGTTCTTGTAATGTAACGCTACCTGAAGTTGAACCTTGTAATATAAGACTCATAGAATTACCCACCTTACTCCAGAGTTAACTGTAACTGAGAAACCAGAACCAATAGTAATAGCTCCTACGGACATACCGTTATAATTCATTGTAATATTCTCATCAATGTTTGAAGCGTTATAAGCAATTGCTTTTACTGCAGCAGTACCAAAGTATTGACCACCAGCAACTGCAGCAGTGGTTACTGAAGTAAGTAAACCTTTAGCACTTACTGTGATAACTGGAATAGAAGAAGAACTTCCATAAGTATTAGCACTTACACCAGAGTTATCTAAGGAGATTGCAGGAGTTGCACCACCAGAAGAAGAGATAGGTGATGTGCCTGTTACTGAAGTTACACCTGACGCAGGTAACGCAGAAGAAGTCCAGCTTGTTCCGTTACCAATGATAGCGTAGTTGTTTGTAGGAGTTAGTCCAGCAATTGTTGCTAGATCAGCATCGTAGGCTTG